GCCTTCAAGCTCGAAGCGGAGTTGCTGGATTGCTTCTTTAGCATCTTCACGAGCTTTAGTTACACCTTCAATAGCATCTTCTGTAGCTTTTACAGAGCTTTGATAATTTCTCTCTGCTTTCTCTGAAGCAATTGCTGCATCAGCTTCCGCCTGAGCTGCTCTGTCTCTAGCTTTTTCTAATTTTTTAAGGTTTGTAGCTTGATCTAGTAGGAGTTCATTTAATGCGTATTCAGCATCTTTAACTCTAGTTTTTGCATCCTCAAGACGATCTGCAGCATCTGCTGCTGCATTAATACCTTTATTTCCATTAGATATAGCTTCGCCTACACCTTTAAACACCGTTCTTAAAATTGCAGCAGAGACAGCAACTGCACCAAAAATATTAATGAGACCCAGCAACACTGGAGAGGCTGCTAAAACAGTATTAATTAAAATACCAATTCCACCAACTAAAGAACCAATTACGCCGCCCAGAGCAACAATAGCTGGGCCTAAAGCAAAAGATGCTCTCTGTAATGAAATAAATTGTTCTCTTGCTGCTTCTGCTTCTCTGACTAGCTTTCCAGCGTCAAATAGCTCGCCTATTCCATTTCCAGCACTACGAGAAAATCCTCTAGAAAAACTTTTTCCTACCGAGTCTCCAGAGTCTCTTCCAATACTATCAAGACCACTAAGTTGTCTTTTTACATCATCTTTAAAGCCAGTGGTGATGGCTCTAACAACGATCTCTGCACTACCAACTACTGCCACAAGCCATCACCTCCTCTGATACTATCTTTCTAACGGGGAATCTAGTACGTCGCCAAATGGCTTTACTAAATTTACATTTGGTTCTATTGGTGCAACGTAAGCCTTGGTTGGACCCTTTAACGGGTCTTCTGGCTCACTAGGGTCGAAAGCAACAATAGGGTCACCAATATCTACACCATCAGCACTGATGTTCGAATAGCTTGGTTTGGAGCTATCTCCAAACGTATACTCTCTATCGTAGAAATTTTTAAAAATTGTTTTTCTAAGCTTTGACTTAGCATCGACTTGTTCTGCGTTGGAGAAGTTATAGTCTTCTTCCATGTAGTAGTGCAATACATCTAACATGTCAGACATCTCCATTTCTCCTAGTCGTAATCCTTGAGTCAAAGCCTTACCATTTACATATGGCCAGAGGTCTATTGCCCATTCACAGATTGCTCTGGCCCCGATATGGGACGGCTTGCGTATTGTTCAATTAGCCAGCCTGAAATTTCTGCAAGAGACTCTACAGAAACAATCTTGTCTGGATCGTCAAGAAGTTTTTGAAAACGCTTATAGCTTTCTTCTTGTAGCGCTTTTTCAAAGAACTTATTAATAGCTAGAGCTGCATCTCCTGAGTTTTCTCCAGAGCTTAAAGCTGCCATTTCAAGAATGGCTTTTCCTTGAAGAGCTGTACGGCATTGAAAATCTTCGCCATAAAGTTTAAATGAAACTGGTTCAGTGGTTACTACGCCACCGTTACCAAAATCTTTAAATCGTGTTGTCATGTATTATTTCCTATTCTGTCGTTGTTACTGCTGTATTATTTTATCACTTTACTTAGTTGGTCAGAAAGATATCTATTAGCTTTAGTACCTTTTTGAACAACCTTTTGGGCATAAACTACTTGCCCTTTAGAGACGAACCTAAGAGCTTTTGCTCTTTTAGGTACAATCACTTGAGGACCTCTTCCTTGGTGATGTACTAATGCATACCTCACGTCAGAACCGATCCACATCTGTTGACCTCTAGGGTCTCTAAAATGTCTTTTATGTGCAATAGAACCTTTTAATCTTCCTGTTCTAACACCAACTTGTCCTTTTGCTAAAGCAATTATTTCATCGCCTTTAGCTTTTAAATACCTACCAACTTCACCATTTGTGTCATTAAGAAGATTTTGAACCGCTGGGTTAAACCATTTTATTTTTACAGTCATTATGGGACCGCTACAGTAATAGTCATTGTAACTGTTTGAAAACCGCCTTCAGGAGCACCTGTCTCAACTGTTGCAATTACACCTAAACCAAAAGAGCCACCTGTAGCCCACTGGTCAAGAGCCCTTGAACTATCTAAAAGGATCCAAGCATCGTATGCAGAGATCTCTGAGAAAGCTTGAATGTCATCTGCTGCTGGAGCTTTTCCACTAGGACCTACAACAGGTACTTCTCTGGATACAGAAACAATCAAAGTAGCGCTGCGTGGATCGTTGCAACGGCGAGGCTCTGTTGCTTCATCTCCTGGAGAGCCGATATACATCTGAAGTAGTGAAACTACAACCTGCTCGCAATCCACTGATGGATTTCCCAATGTCCAATATCTACGACCCGGTAGTGGCATTGTGTATGATGCATATGTGCTAATAACGGAGTCAAGAACTCCTTGCATAAGTGCAGCTAAATTCTTCGCTGCGTCATCTACAGTTGCTGTATTAATAGGTGTAGGCATATGTCCTCTTGTCTTTAGGTTGTCGTATTACACAGTATAGATTGGAATTGTTCTTTCCCCCAGTTGAACGATAACGTTGCTGGAGACTAGGTGAACAACTTCATTTACTGCTGGGTTTCCAAGGCTTGGTCTAACTGCGTAAAGATCTAAGACTCCTGGATCACGAGGACCTAAAATAGAGTTAATTTGTGTAAATGTTGCGCTTACTCGAATTGTGTTCTCTACACGATCAATTACAGCAGCGTTAGGGATTTCAGTAGTTGTGTTGTTATTGATATCTGAAACCTCAGTCAAGATTGTCCAAGCGTTATCTCCATCAAGGAATTCAGCTGCAATCTCTGAGAAATAATAAATATTAGATGTTCCATCTGCACCAACGTAAAGATCGTTTGCGCTAAGAGGGTAAAGAGGTGATGCGCCAGTAATGCGACGAGCACGAGGGATATCTGGAGAGAAGACACGAGAACGAGCACGAGCCTTGTCTGGGTTAGCTGTCTTAAGGAATAGATCAATGGCGTAGATGCCAGTGCGAAGTTCATCAATAAAGTCTTGGCTGTCAAGAAGAGTGTACGAAACACCTTGACGAGATATAGAGGTCACACGTTGTGGTAGAGCGCAGGTATCGTCACCTTCATATAGTTTTACTAGCTCTGTAGCTAAAACACGAGCAGCGGCTCTTCCAGCCGTTGGTGGAGGACTTCCGTAGGTATATGTAACCTCAACGCGAGACGAGAACCAACTAGACCCTGCAACACCAATAAGAGTCGAATGATCTGCAAGGTAATACTTGCTTGGGTCAACAATTTCTCCGTCTAAGTTTCTAACGGTGTGGACTTTTACAACCTTGCGGCCACGAAGTCTTAAACGAGAAGAAGAGGTTGTTCCATCTCCTTGATAATCTTTATCATATCCATATCCTACATATGGAACGTTTTCTACATTTCCATCAACAAGTACTGGAGCGTAATTAAAGTCTGAACCAGCGGTTCTTAGATATGGATCAAATGATGAAACATAACGCTCTGTGACAGTTGTAATCCCTGAAAATTTACGGCCAGACATTCCCCATAGAAGGTAGGAAGCAGTCTTTGCAGCATCATAGGCATAGTCAGAACTGGCATATTCGCCAAGCTCTTCTGGTGTTACCCATAAATTGCTCATAGTTCTCTCCCGTCTCTAATAGAAAAGGCGGGCAACGTTTCAACGGTATATACCATCGGTACGCTGCCCGCCTCCTATTATTTAATTACGCTGTTGGATCCTCAGTTGAAGCAACAATGTAGTCAATTGGTAGATCTGCATTGTAGTCTTCGTTACCTGGTACGTTGTACTCAGTTGTTGATCCTTGTGATGCAAAGTCTGTAACCGATAGGTATCCACGGTTACGAAGAACTGTGCCTGTTGGTGAGACTGCTGTAGATGCAACATCTGTAGCTGTCTTTGCATAACGGAATGTTGTTGTTGTAGGAACTGCAGTGATTGTGTAAGTACCATTGAAGGTGCTATCCACGCCAGCTACAGTCACGCTCTGACCAACTAGGAAGTTGTGTGCTGTTCCAGTTGTCAAAGTAGCAACATTTGATGTCAAAGCCTTATTGCTAATTGTGTTAGTTGCTTCATCGAACCAGCGATAGAAGCCCTTGAGACCTGTTGGAGCCCATGATGCACGAGCATATGAGTATGAACGCTCAGAGGCTACTGGGAACTCCCAGCGGCCATCAAGACCTGAACCAAAGTTGGTGTTTCCAAGGCCGTAACCTTCGAATGTTGTAGCAAGCATGCCGTTTTCAATAACACGGTCACCTGATTGACGTAGCTTGACGTATGGGAATACCCAGTGGAAGTAAGGGTTTGTTGCTGCACGACGTCCGTCTGCAACAGCAAATGACCAAACTTCTAGTGCCACGCCGTTACCTGTTGGGTCATCGCCAACAGATGGTGCAGCCCAACCTACAGACTTGTTGTTTGGTGATGCGTATGAACCAAAGTTCTTACGAAGCAACAAACCGCCTGAGATTAGCTGTGAAAGTTCTGTATCTGGTTCGCAAATTGCGAGTTCCATTGTAATGCGCTTTAGAGTGTCAGGGGCTTTGTATGACACGCATACAGTGCCGTCAGCTGACTTCTCTACAATTTCGTCACCCTCTTCGTATTCAGGTGTAAAAGATGTGCGGAGGAACGCCGAGGTTGTGTAGCTGTCTCCTGCTCCATTGAGCAAGTTGCCAGCGGCGTCCAGTCTGGTGACTCGGATCGACACACCTTGGACGCTAGCCGCGTATTCTTGAGTGGCCATTCCAGTGTTCTCCTTCTATTGTTTTTGCTTAGGTGGTTGGTAGTGCTAGTCGTACTGTGTAATGAATCGATGGATCAAAGTATACCGCAGCTGCACGAACCGCTTTGACTGTAAGGTCATTGGTATTAGTGCTTACTGTGAACCCTTGTCCAAGGTTTTCGTTTACAACTTCAGGCTTGCTTAGATGTACGTCAATAGGTCCAGTTGCAAACATCCACTTATTTGAAGCAGACGCTGTGGCGTTGGCATCGTCAATACGACCAGCACCTGTGTAACCAGAACCAATAACTACCTCTGTACCTAAACGAGTCATAGCCTTGCCTGTTTTTCCGCCATCTGCTGGTGAGTAGATGAGGCGTGATCCAAGGATCGATGCAACATCACGAGTCATATGGATGACTCCATTAATACCTGCAGGTGAGCTAGAAATCGCTTGTTCCAACAGCATTAAAGCTGTTGCTGGGGCTAGTGCACCGCTATTTACTACGGTTGCTGCTGCCGCTTCCCTTAAAAAGTCATTCCCGTTTGTTTCTGCGAGAGCTGCTACGCCTTCCCAAAGCTCAAGCTCTACTGCCTTCTGTGATGCTACCTCTAACTGCTTAATAGCAAGTTTGAAGCGATCTTCGCCATTTAATCCAAGAGCAGAACGAGTGTCTGTTACTTGAATAAAGAATGGGTCATACTCTTTAAACTGAGGAAGAGTCGAAGTTCCACTGACTCCACCACTTACTGCTGCATCATTTACTGTAAAAACTTCTACTTCTGGTTGAGAATCGAATTCGTAGCTAAAGCCACGAACCCAACGCTCGTCATACTCTGCGCCGCCGTGAGTCATTACACGAGCGACACTCAGAATCCCGCAAGGGGCAGGGGTCAAATCTGGTGCTGGATAAATTCCTCTAAACGCCATTTTTGATTCTCCTTCTTTTCTTCTGAGTGTCGACTCGGGTAATTAACTACTAAGGGTTATTCGTGTACGGTTTAGTACTCGATAGCCGCAGCTGTTGCGCCACCTGTTGTGTCACGGAGAGCTGCTGCTACACCGTTCACTGAGATGGTTGATGTGACTACTAGTCCTTCAACACCAATCTTTGCAACACCTTCGAAGGTTTCAACGAACATCTTGTAGTCGTTTGTACCAACGAGAGTTGAGTCACGGATAACACCAAGATCCAATGTACCGCCATCTAGGAACAAGAATGTTCCTTCAGCGAACATGTACCAAACGAATGTATCAGCAAACTCGTTCAGTGCAGCTGAGCCACTCTGTGCGCCTGTGAAATCATCGATGTGGTATGTGATGTTGATGTTGCGTGATGCAATGTAGCCATCGATCTCTGAAGCTGCATTAAGACTTGCGTCTCCTGGCATCTGTAGAGCTAGGTCTGCTGCCATTGCGTCCTTGATCCAGTATGGAGCAATAACGCGAAGTGGAGCATCTGCACCTAGACGATGACGTCCACGGTAGTTAGCTGCTGCGCGACCTAGTGTTACTAGGAAGTCACGAGCTACACCGATTAGTGAAGTTGAAGTAACTGCAGTTGAAAGTGCAGTTAGACGAGTCAAGATTTGACCTTCTGCTTCACGAGCGTGCTGAATAAGACCAAGCTCATTGTGGCGAGCGATCAATTCAGGATACGCACGAGACATCAAGTTACCGAACTGTAGCTGTAGTGTTACAGCATCAGTAGCAACTGTGTTTTCTGCGGCAGCAGCAACTGTCAAGCTAAGCTTTGCAGCTGGGTTTGGTGTTTCTGCTGAGTCGTTTGCTGCAGTCCAGACACCAACAGCGTTAGCGTATGAGCTAAGTACTGGTGGAGTTACGAAGCGGATACCGCCACGATCTGCTTGGAAACGAGGAAGTGCGTCACGAAGTGGACGTTCGGTTGTGCCGAGTCCAAAAATGTCGTACTTAACTTCGAAAGGTGCTGAGTGGCCACCAGATGCAACAAGTGCTTCTGGACCAGTTACAGCTTGAACCTTTGCCCAGTTTGATTCTGCATCCTGTGTAAGGGTGCGAGCTTCTGGGTATTGTGTAGTGATAGATGCAACGATGTGTTGTTCTCCATCTCCACCATTAACACGACGAAGAGCGTGTAGACGCTTCTCCATCGCTACTGAAACGTCGGACATTGAGTCCATTGAGCTTCCAGCCGTATATCCAGGAATGTCTGCGCCCGCTGTGATCGCCACAGCTGCGGCAGAAGTCTCTGTGATAGGACGACGATCAGCCGGGACCTCGATATTGAGGTTGTCTGCATTTGCAGCGGCGGTCACGGGTGCCTCCATAATTTCTTGAGTCATTGACTCAGTTGGGATTTCGGTTGTTGTTACTACTGAAGCTTCTGCACCATCTGCAACATCAGCTGCTGCATCTGCAACATCAGAAGCTACTGCTTCATCTGCTACAACTGCTTCTGCTGGTGCTTCTTCTGATACTGGAGCTTCTGCTTCTGCTGCTGCATCTGCAACAACTTCAGCTGCTACTGCTGCTTCTGGCTCTGAGCCATCTGCAACAACAGCTTCCTCGGCTACGGCTGCAGCTTCGGTAATATTTGACTCTGTTGAGAACTCTGCGGTCTTATCCGCTTCGGTTGACGCTTCAGACATTTTTTCCTCTTCCTTTTTCTTTTCCTCATCCATCGCTTCTGATGGTGCTTCTTCTTCCATTGGCATTTCTTCTGCTACGGGAGCTTCAGCTGCGGGAACTTCCTCAGAAGGCATATCTGCTGGCTTCTCTTCTTCAACTGGCATTTCTGCCATTGCTTCAGTTTCTGCTGGCATTTCTTCCTTCTTATCTTCGGAATCGGATTCCATATCCTTTTCTTTGTCATCGCCGTATACACGAGAAGCTGCCTCGGCTGCTCGTTGTGCGAGCTCCTGTGCTGCTGCCTCACGTCGCTTAAATTCACCGCGAACGGTGTCAAGCATGTCGGCTAATGACGACATTGCGTCAACTGTCTGGGGAGTTGGATCTTCTTTCTCAACGGACTCAAATTCCTTGATGATCTGGTTTTGCAGGTCGGTAACTTGATCGCTATCGAGATCTGCTAACTGGTCCATCATGTCTTTGATTTGGTCCATTACTGTCCCTCCTCTGGGTCAGTTGCGACAGGTATGAATAACCTGTCTCGCTTATCAGTCAAAGGCCGAGGGACTCACAGACGCATTAAATGCGTGGAGGCACTCCACCTAGTTATATATTACATTACTTCTTATTTAGTTATTTGTACGATTTTTGATCAACTTAGGTAAGTAACCTAAGAAGCTTTGCCATCTGGGATGAGATCTCTGATTGGTTATAGAGCTCACTACCTGAGATGAATGTCTTGAGTTCCTTCGTAGCAATATCAGCGTCTTCCTTGCCAATCTTTGCCTCTACCTTTGTGATCATATCTTCCATAAGGTCACGAAGTGCTGGGGGAACATCTGAGAAGCGAATCTTCTGTGCTTCCTCGCCAAAAGCGAACGGTAGGTTAGCAATAACCTTTCCAAGCTCACCTGCGCTATTACGGACATTCTCTAAAGATTCAGCATTTAGCGCTCCAGAGTCCAATCGATCAATAATTCCGATTAGATCTACGGCTGCTTTAGCCGCTCCAGCGTAATCTCCAGTGCTATCAAAGTTTTCTGTCTCTCTTACCTTATCCAAGACATTCTGAAGACCAGAGGTTCCTAGGTCTTGCTTGATACGAGCTAGAACTGTTCTAAACTTACCTGTTGCATCACGAGGTTGGGTCTCGGCAGTGTATTTAACACGACCATCAGCATCTCTCTCTGGAGGTGCTTGACCATCTGTTGCTCTACCCTCTTCACGAGCTTTGGCTTCTTCCTTCAAAACTTGAATTTCTTCAGGAGTTAAATCAACAATTTCTTCTGTAATTTGCTCTGCAAAAAGTGCTTCAGAATTGCTTGCAAACTCTGCTCCAAGGCGAGTTCCATACTCCTGAGTACGAGACTTCATTGATGCGACAATCTCATCTAGGTCTGAAGCAGCACCCTTCCAGTTTTCTGGAATA